TTCATCGCGGGCACCTACCACATGGAAGCAGAAGCGGTCGGCATCTACATCCGCCTGTTGTGCTATCAATGGTCGAATGGGTCAATTCCCGACGACGAGCCGACACTTTGCAAGATTGCCGGAGTCGATGCGAACGCATTGCGAACGCATATGCGGTCGGTTATGCGAAAGCTATGCGTTGGCAGTGCTGGAGAGTTGTACAACGAGCGACTTGAGATCGAGCGAGCGAAAAAGCTAGAGATCATCGAGAAGGCGAAAAGGTCAGCGGAACAGCGATGGAGCAAGGAAAACAAAGGTAATCCGAAATTACGGCCGGAAAATGACGGATGCGAACGCAATGCGAACGCATATGCGAACGCAATGCCAACGCAATGCTCCCTACTTCCTACTTCCAACGTCCTACTTCCAAATACAAATAACCCCCTACCCCCTAAGGGGACAGGTAAAGCAACTTCGCTAGGTGAGTGGGACATACCGGACGGCTTTGATACTCCAGAAGTAAGACAAGCCCTTAGCGACTTCGAGTCGATGAGGGCGAGTATCGGCAAGAAGATCAAGAGCCGGGCGAACGTATCGAAGTCCCTAAGAGGTTATGACAGTCCATCTCACTTGGTATATGCAATTGAGTTTGCAATTGGCAACGAGTACCAAGGCATCAAGCCTGAGTATCGACCAAGTAACGTAGGGCAAGGTGGCTACACGTCACCCAAGCCTAAAAAATCCACCCTGCCTGTTATCGACGAAAACTGGGAGCCAGCATAATGCCACTACATCCAAGCCACTTCGAGACATGCCGAGCAATCGAAGAGCAGTTGATTGCGGGCATCATCCTCAGACCAGGAGACTTCTACGCGGTCGCTGATTCCTTAGACGCTTCCGACTTCATTCATCAACCGATGGCGGACGCTTGGCAAGCATTCCAAGCGATGGCTAGGGATGGCGTAGAGTTTCACCGCGAATCGGTGATGCTCTCGGAACTTCGCAAGCGTGGAGTCTTTGACAAGATCGGCGGCGATGTTGGCTTCGCTGACCTCGTAACGAAAACCGTACCAGGGCACATCGTTTACCACTCAGAGCAAGTCGCAGAATGGGCAGAGCGGCGGCGGGTGTTGTTGGCTTTGGAGTGGGCTGTGACCGAGGCTTCATCGTTGGCATTCGATCCGGATAGCGTGGTCAGCAATGCTCAACAGCGATTACTCAAAGCCAAGAGCATTGGCGGCGAGGATGTTCAGCATCTCGGTGACTTGATGGGCGACTATCTTCAGACTCTCGAAGATGCAAGAGCTAACAGGCGAACGGCGGCGGTAGTGCGGACTGGGTTTCGTGAGATTGACATGGCCCTAAGTGGCGGAATACCGCTTGGATCATACGCGATCCTTGCCGCTAGACCGTCAATCGGCAAGTCGGCTCTTGCAATGGATATCGCTCAAAACGCCGCGGCGAACAACGATCAGACGCTATTCGTATCGCTCGAAATGTCCAATCAGCAGATCGGCCAGCGGCAGTTCGTCAAGAATGCCGACATGCGTATCAGCGAAATGCAAAATGCTTCGTACACGGACGCGGATTGCTTGCGAATGCTAAAGGCTTGCAGCGAAGCGAAGCAGTTGCCGCTTTACGTGTGGCAAGCGGCGGGTATCTCGATGGCTCGCATCGAATCGCGGTTAAGAGCAGAAGTTGCCAAGCGTGGCGTGAGGCTGGTTATCGTTGACTACCTTGGACTTATTCGCGGCAGCAGTCCACATCAGAAGATTTACGAGCGGGTGACACAGATCAGCGGCGAACTTGCGAGGGTTAGCAAACAGCTTAACATCGCGTTGTTGGTGCTATGCCAGTTGGGCCGAGCGGCGGAAGGTGAAGAGCCTAGTATCAACATGCTGCGGGATTCAGGTGCTATCGAACAGGACGCGGATATTGTGATGTTATTGCATCGCGAAAGCCGTGACGCTCAAGATGCCGCAGTGTTGCTTGAGAAGCAGCGAAACGGCAAAGTAGGGCGGTTTAACCTCAAGTTTGACGGTAAGCGGTTCAGCGATGCGTTTCGAGACGCGGAAACTTTTCACGGAGACTTTTAAATGACAATCAGCCTAACAGACATGGCAAGAGAAATCGAGCATCTACAAGCATTGCTCGCAGAGTAAACGAGCGAAATCAAGTCGCTGCAATCGCAACTTGCGAAAACGGCGAAAGACCGTACGCGGTTTAGGGATCGGAGCGAAGAGTTGAGGCAGGAACTGGCGAAGTTCGTCAGGCCGGATAATCCAGTTTTGAGAGGAAAGAAGAAATGAGCGAACAAATAAAAATCGACGATCATATCGGGCCCTTCAAGTCCGCAGGGAGTGTTGTGCCAACGGAGCAATGGAACGGGTTGTATTGGGCATACAACTGCCCTTTGCAGATGTGGGAAGACGGCGAGCGGGGGTGGCGTGTTGTTAATTACATGCCGCGAAAAGAAACCTGTGATTCCATTGATGAGCGAGTTACGGCGGAAGAGATGCCGCAATTTTGCAAAAACGCGGCGGTTGTGCTTCGCAATTTAGCAACGCTTTTTGAACTGATGGCGGATGGAAAAATCGATCACATTTACTATCCAAATAAAGACCCAGATGTTGCTATTGCCGAGTGCAAGGGCGAGTAAGTAGGGATGGCGTTTTATTTTTTATTTTTGCGAGGGAAAAGAAATGAGCGAAACAAATTTTAAGGTCGGGGATCGGGTGCGGGTTAAATCGCCAGCGAGTCCGATGGATGGCGTGGTTTGCGTTGTTACAGCGACAAACGCGGGAATGCGTTCGCCGTATTGCGTCGAGTTAAAAGATTGCAGTCAAGGAAGTTGGTTCAGCGAATACGAACTTGTGCTAGCCGAACCTGCCCCAGCCGTCAAGGAATGCTTGACAGTTGACAACGCACAGACGACAGGCAAACAGGCGTTCGTCCGAGCTCGTTACGATTGCATTGATCCAATAGCGTTGCGGCTAGTCGCTGAATGCGTTGGCTTTGGTGCGAGGAAGTACGGCGAAGATAACCACAAAAAGATCAGCGTTCGAGATCACCTCAACCATGCGGTAAACCACATTTTGGAGCATCGTATAGGTGACCAAAGCGAGATGCATTTAGTACATGCAATTGCAAGGCTGTTTTTTGCGGTCGAGTTAGTAGTCCATTCTGGTGCTATGAAGGATCGGTACTTCCATCCGGACATGGTCGAGGGAGTTTCAGAGGAGGTAAGCGGTGAGTAAAAACATAATTTTAGGAATCGACCCAGGCCCGAAGGAGCATGCTTTCGTTTGGTGGGATGCGGATGAGAATCGGGTCGTTGAACTTGAGACGTTCGACAGTTTTATCCACTTCACGAAGTTTGAAAAACTCGACATGGTTTGCAAGGTCAAAACCGTTGCCTGCGAGTGGATCGAGTCCTACGGCATGGCGGTGGGTCAGGAAGTATTTCGCACAGTGGCCGGTATCGGATGGCTAGCGGGCACCATTGGCACCGAAGTTAGGCTAGTGCCGAGGAAGTCGGTGAAAATGCACTTGTGCAACTCGATGCGTGCAAAGGATGCCAACATCCGCCAAGCGTTGATTGACCGCTTCGGCGCTGTGGGCACGAAGAAGGCACCGGGGCCATTGTTTGGAGTCAGTAGCCACTACTGGGCGGCGTTAGCCGTTGCGGTTTACGCGGCGGAGACTAAGGCGGCTGATGGCGAGTATTGGATTGAGGATTTGCGGAAGCGATCTATCATCTAGCCAAAGTTTGCAATCCCCCTAGCACTTGCTACAATGCGAGTAACCAAGGGAGGGTAACATGCAAGACCTGTTAAAGTCGAAACGTTTTTGGGCAGCGGCTGCGGTCGTTGCCGTGATTGTGCTAAAGGACAAAGTACCTTTGAGCGAAGAGCAGATACAACAGCTTGTGCTTGCTGTTGGAGCGTGGATTGTGGGCGATTCGATCCGACCTTTGCCAAAGCCTGATGAGGTGGCAAAGTGAGTTTGTTTAAACGATGCGAAACAGCGTGGCGTCCTGATGACGCAATCAGGATCTACAACGAAACGGGCGGAGATCGGCAAGCGTTTCGGCGAGCCTATCGCCAGCACGCTAAGACCGCTTACGGCCTCGACCCAGTGACGGTTATTATGCTGGTTCAGATGGCAATCAGGTTGTATTTCTGGGCGAAGGAAAACGGGTTTCTATCCGCGATCCCGCAAGCCCAATACTCCAATGCACCTTCGGCGGCTCAACTCTACGCAGAGGCAGAGATCGAAGCGGAAGCGAGCGACGATGAGTAAGGGCGACAGCAGCTGGCTACCGTGGATCATTGCAGCGGGTGCAATCTACTTTGCATTTCAAAAACCTGGCAACGTTGATCCAAAGCCGAAGGACATTAAGGGCGTTGTAGCCTCAACGCTTCCGAATATTCGAGCGGCCTACCGTGCTGCATTTCTGGAGGCGGCATTGAAGATCGAAAAGCGTGAAATTGCGAACCAAGAGCAGTGGACGCAATTCATCGCGGCGAATGCCGGAGCGAAGCAACGCGAAGCTTTGGATAAGGTTTACAGCGCCATCGACGAACTCAAACTACCGGCTAGCTTTGAGGGTAAAGAGTCTGAGATTGCGAAATTGAATCGTGACATAGCGGGAGCGTGGTAATGCCTAAACTCGTATACAATATCCTGAATTGGATTGAGGAGTGGTTGTTCGTCAATGAAGGGCTAGTT